CAAAAGGTTTGGAACAATACTAAACAATTCAAACAGGAACTTGAATTAGCATTAGAACAGGGCATTGGCAAGGGAAAATCAGCATCCTCACTTGCTAAGTCTATTACAAGTTCATTAAATGACCCGGATAAGTTGTTTAGAAGAGTGCGAGACAAGAATGGTGTATTGAGGCTGAGTAAAGCTGCAAAAGCTTACAATCCCGGGCAAGGTAGGTATAGGAGTTCATATAAAAATGCGTTCCGGTTAACCAGAAATGAAACTAATTTCAGTTATGAGCGAAGTCAAGGCGAAAAAAGAAAACAGCAGGATTTTATTGTCGGGATTGAAATTAAAGTAAGTCCTCAACACAAGGCAAGTGATGATAAGGGAGGCATTAGTTGCTTATCTTTACAAGGGAAGTACCCAAAGGGTTTTGATTTTACCTATAAATGGCATGTAAACTGTATTTGTACTTCATTTAACATTCTTAAAACTCCTGAAGAACTTGACAAGGATGTTAATAAAATATTAGATGGTAAAAAACCAAACACCCGAAGCAAAAATCAAGTAACTGGGCTGCCAAAGAGTTATACCAATTATTTAGGGGATAATAAGAACAAATGGAAAAATTGGAAAAGTCAACCCAGAACTTTTGAAGGAAATAAAAACCCCACAACTAATTAAAGATTGCGGGGTGGTTATCCTGCATGACTTAGCAGGAACATACAGGGTTTAATAATTATTATCCGAGCATTCTTGATTGTTAAATTTGAATTTTTCATTTTGCTAAGTTTTTAAATATTAATTATCAAATTTTAATATGAAAGTTTCAATTTCCCATTTGCTAAATTCAATTAGTTGGTGAATTTCTTTTGCAGCTTCTTCTGCTAATTCATCCTCTTCACTATCATCCCATATTGTAGCTACACTTGAAGAATACCCATCTGATTTTCTTACTGCAAGAATAAAACCATCTTTTTTTGAGTTTACTGCTTCTTTGATTATTTCTGCTAAGTTTTATGGATTGAAACCATTAAAATTAAAATAATTATCTTTACTAATTATAAAAATTATAAAAATTATGTTTGAAAAAATCTTACAAAAACTAAAAGATCAAAGAACAGCAATAAATGCTGAAAGGGGAACAACCTCAAATGTAAGCGACAGATCATTATCGGATTTGGCAAAGTCCCTAGTAATTCTAATCCCAGATGATGCAATGTTGTTAAAAACTGATCTAACACTAGCCATTACGAGTATTGATGGGAATATTAACTATCATACAGCTTCTCAAATGTCGAAAGCTACCGAAAAGGCAGCTACTGAGGCAGAAGAAGCGAAGGTAGCAGCATTAGAAGTAAAAAAGATTTCTGAAAAGAAAAAGAAAAAGGATGGTGAGCCTGAAATTCCTGCTTATATACAGATTATGTTGGACAATCAAGAAAAGATGAATGTTAATCAAGAAAAGATTAATCAAAGACTTGATGGGATGTCGGCAGAAAAAACAACTGTTACCAGGAAGGAAATGCTGAACACGACCTTAAAAGGAACACATGAATTGTATGCTAATACGGTAATGGCTGGCTTCAACAATACATCTTTCAAAAATGATGAGGCTTTTACAGATTATCTAAAAAGCATTAAGACAAATAAAGAGGCTTTTGATTTAGCTGCAAAAGAAGCAGGCTTACCAACAGCGATGCCTACAAAAACAGTTTATATTCCTGAAGATACTGGAGAAACTGAGGTTTTAAGTAGTGCAAGGAAAATGGCTGCGGAAGCAAAAGAGAAGCAAAAGAAAGCTGAGTAATTTTAATTTTTAAAATTTAAAAAAATGCAACAAATAACAAAAAATGCAGATGTTCTAACAAAAAAGAACATCCTTAATAGAATTTCCGATATTCCAGGAGGGGTTTCTATACGGCTATCTACCCTTGTGGCAGCTAGTTATGTATTGGAAGCTACCCCCTTGACAGCCCCTTCGAGCGGTAAACGAACAGTATGTAAACAAGCAGTATTGTTGACAGGATCAACTACAACTGCATTAAAGGTTACCTCATTATCACATAATTTTAAAGTCGGTGATTTTGTAGGAAATTCGGTTGGGGGAAAGGCTTATGCTATTGCTAGTATAACCGTAGCATCCCCAATTGACACTTTAAATCTAGGCACAGCAATTGATTCTGCTGTCACGGGTTCAATTATCTATGAGATGGCAGCAGAAGCTTCCACAACAGATGCTACAATGAATATTGCTTATGCGAATGATACTTGCTCAGGATTGACAGATGATCCAACATCAAATGAAATTTCTGCTGGGCCAACTTCACAAAAACAGGAAGCTGTTATTGAAGGTTCTGTTTCAGGAGCAGGGAATGCAGATTTGATCATAACCGCTGTTGATTTGGCGGGGTCGCCTTTAACAGTATCTGTAGCATTGTTAGACGGGGATACAGCCAATGAGGTTGCTGAAAAGATGCGAATAGCTTTACAGGCAACTACTGCAATTACAGATGATTTTATTGTTGGAGGTATTGGTGAAAAAGTAAATCTTACTAATAAGAATGTTGCTGCGGTTTCTGTATTGGAAAACGATGCTGATGTGATTCTAAAAGAAGCTTTTATTGTGCCTTCAACAGATCAAGTGATTTGGTTGGCAGATGCTCAATTAAGAGCCGATGTTGCTGAAGATAGTATTGGTAGTGCCTATTTAGCTACCTTGGATGTGAAAGAAGTGAAATATTAATCCAGTTTCAATAAATAAAAATTAATTTATCACCTATTAAATATAATAAATTATGCCTAAAAATAAACCAATTGAACTGGGTTCATTGATAACAGTTCAAGATATTCAAGGATGGTATTTGGATAATCCTGTATTACCTTCCAAAGCTGAACAAGCGTTTCCACTCGTTCAGTCAGATCAGAAAACATGGAAAACACTTTCAAACAGTAGTTTATTGGTAAACGAGGCTGCCGATCCAATCTCATTAAATTCCAAAGTTCCAGTTGCTGGGCGACCTGGATATAAGGATGTTCTTGGTGAAATGGTTTCTTTTGGTAAAGGACGGGAGATGACGGCAGATGCTATTGAGAAATTTGAGGAATTAAAAGCAAAATTTGCAGAATTGAACAATCCGGCGGTTGCGCAACAATTACTTGATTACTATGGTGATGATTTGAGATTTGTTAGAACAGCAATGCGAGCAGAAATGTCGTATTTATCTTGGGCTCTAATCTCAGCAGCTTGTGAAATAGGTTTTGTAACAGCAAATTCCCCATATATGCAAGGTATTACAGCTATGGATTATAGTGTAGAATCTTGGCAAAAGGATGCTGTTGCAACGACTTGGGCTAATTCAGCCGCTCAAATACTGGATGATATTGCAAGTGCCCTTGCGTTGGGGGATACTCACTCAAAATCATTTATGGAAATTACAATGAATCAAACGTGGTTCAATCATGTTAGGAATAATACACAAGTTCAATCATATACTGCGACTTTTGTTCAGTCTTTACTTAGTACACAATCCCCACCTACTTTGGCGCAAATAAATCAGATGCTTGCTCAATATTTTGATTTTCCAGTAGTGATAAATGTGGTTGATGAAAAAGTAACCCGGTCGAGTATTGCGGATGTGAAAACAACTGTTAATCCGTTTTCAAATGGTGTAGCTGTGTTCTCCCAAGTCAAACAATTGGGACATTTTGAATGGAATGGAATTCCTATTATTGAACCAAGTCGGGAAACATATGAAGATTTCTACTTAATAGGAAACTATAAGGAAATTGACCCTTCATATTCAAAGATATATGCCAAAGGGCGTGGATTTCCTGTTATAGATACTTATGCTGATAATTTTTATTTGAAACTTGATACAATAGCCTGGTAGACAAAATCTAAATTATTATGACAATTCAGGAAGCCTTAATAGCTATAAATGCATATCCAATCCCGGTTAATCTTATTGAAAAGATAACGACTGACCGGGCTTTGATACCTGTTACAACTTACACAGCCGTAATTGGACTTTCTCAATCTTATAGATTAGCAACTGCGGATGTTTTCTTGTGGTTATATGGACAACCCTCAATTACTGAGCAAGAAGTAGGAATCAATCAGGCTTTGGGTATAAAAAAGGGGTTTTTGGATGCTGCTAATATAATCTATAAGGAATACGATGACCCAAAATATTCGGGAGTGGCATTTGGAATGATAGGAGAAAATTGGAATGGTTAAAACAGGGTATATCTCATTTGCTATTGAGACCGGAGGAGGGCAAGACGCTGATGGAAATACAATTGCGTCAACTAAAACTCCAAGTGAATATTTTCCCTGCAATCTAAAGGTAGTAACTAAGCAATATTTAACTGTGATTGACGGGCAGACTTTGCAAGCTTCTTACAGCGTTTATATTGATTCCGATATAATATTTGGGATTACAATAGAAAGTGTGAGAGAAGTCTTGTTACAAGACAACAAAGTAAATCCTTTGGGAACATTTCAAATTCAAAATATCGAATATCTCGAATTGTCAAAGAAAATAAAAATAGTTGTGTAATGACTTTAAAATTGAAAAATCAAAAAGCTGTCAATAAATACTTAGCCCAAACGGTTAAACGATTGGAAGCAGCTTTAATTTATCAACTTGAATACTTAGTTGCTTTGCTTGAAGATCATGCCAAACAATCAGCAGGATATGAAGATGACACCAGCAATTTAAAAGGCTCTATTGGGGGGGTTGTTTTGAAAGATGGTAGACCGATAACTTATAGGGGTTTTGAAGGAACAAGTGAAGGTACTT